AATCATGAACAATGTACAGCAGATTTATCTGAGCTGGACACTCGTAGAATGGACGTATTTGCAGGACTTGATGTTGGTTACAAAGACCCAACAGCTTTCTGTGTTATTGCATATGATTGGGACGAGAAAAAGTACTATGTATTAGATGAATACTTAGATGCAGAAAGAACTACAGAACAACACGCAATACAAATACAAAAGTTAATAGAAAAATATGATATAGATTATATTTATATTGATTCTGCCGCTCAACAAACAAGATATGACTTTGCACAAAACTATGACATTAGTACTATAAATGCAAAGAAGTCTGTACTTGACGGAATAGGTCATGTAGCTGGTATAGTAGATAATGATTCTCTTATAGTAAATCAAACTTGTAAGCATGTCACTACATCACTAGACCAATATCAATGGGACCCAAACCCAAATCTTATGAAAGAAAGACCAAAACATGATATGTCATCTCACATGGCAGATGCTCTACGATATGCGTTATATTCATTTGAAACTAGTGTCACCTCGTTCTAGATGTACCTGTTAAAAATTGTACTTGACATGTGGTGTGCCTTTTTGGTATAATTCTAATTAAGAGTAGAAATATGAATTTAAAAAGAGATTTAGTTAAATATGTAAGAGATAAAGCTAAGTCACGATATAAAAAAGCAAGTGCTTGTTACATTTGTGGCAGTACTGAACAGTTAGATTTTCATCATTTTTATGGACTCACCGAATTACTAGAAACTTGGTTAAAAGAGAAGAATATAATTATTGAGACTGAACAAGACATACTAGAACTTCGTGAATCCTTTATTGATGAAAATTTTGATAAATTATATGATTATACTGTAACTCTGTGTCACAATCATCATCTGAGACTTCACTCAATATATGGAAAGCGACCCAAACTGATAACAGCAGAGAAACAAAAGAATTGGGTCCAGATACAGAGAGATAAAAAATATGGCATGGTATGATAGATTTTTAGGAGTACAAAGAGAGGAAAAACTAAACCCATCTCAGTTTGTAATTTCTAGAAATGAAGGAATGACTGTTGATTCTTTAGAACCAACAATAAGCTATAAAAATGCTTACGAACAACTAGAAATTGTAAACCGTGCTGTCAACATGATAGTTGACGATGTAGCAGAAATACCATATACAATAGGACAGCAAAACCCAGTAACTAATAATATAGTAAAAAATATTAGAAGGTCAAAAGTAGACTTATTAATAAACAGAGAACCAAATCCATTTCAAGATGTAAGCACTTTTAAAAGAAACTTAATTATTGATTTGATGATTGATGGTAATATATTTATATATTATGATGGTGCTCATTTGTATCACTTACCAGCAGATAAAATGACAATCTATAGTGATACTGATACATACATTGAAAAGTATGAGTTTGATAATAGTATTGAGTATAGTACAAACGAGATTATACACATAAAAGAAAATAGTTTCAAATCAATATACAGAGGAGTTCCAAGACTGAAACCAGCACTTAGAACAATGCAACTTCTTATCAATATGAGAAACTTTCAAGATAACTTTTTCAAGAATGGAGCAGTCCCAGGTTTAGTACTAAAGAGTCCCAATACTTTATCTGAAAAAATTAAAGAAAGAATGTTACAAGCATGGATTTCACGATACAATCCAAACACAGGAGGCAGAAGACCTCTATTTTTAGATGGTGGATTAGAAGTTGAAAACTTAACAGAAGTAAACTTTAGAAACTTAGATTTCCAAGATGGAATCAAAGCAAATGAAAAAATTATACTAGAAGCTATGGGAATACCGCCAGTACTAATGGACGGTGGCAATAATGCAAATATAAGACCTAACCATAGATTATACTACTTAGAAACTATACTACCTATCGTAAGAAAGTTAGGAACAGCAATAGAAAGATTTTTTGGATTCGGGGTAGTTGAAGATGTTACAGGAATACCTGCACTTCAACCAGAATTAAGAGACCAAGCAGCTTACTATGCTACACTTGTAAATACAGGAATAATGAGTCCAAATGAAGCAAGAGAAGCATTGGGCAAGGAACCAGTAGAAGGATTTGATGAGCCAAGAGTACCAGCGAATATAGCAGGCTCTGCCGCAAATCCAGAAGAAGGTGGCAGACCACCAGTAGAGGAAGAATAATGACAAAAAAATCAAAAGCCTTAAAAATTATAGCAGAATATATGGCAAAGAAAGGAAAAGTTCTTACACTAGCCGAATATAATGCTGAAGCAGATAAGCCTATTAGAACACCAATACTAAAAAGAACATTTGGTGGCTCTTGGGCAAGAATGGAACAAATGTTAGAACACAATTATCCAGAACTATATGTGCCTACACCAGCACCAGCACCTAAAAAGACAGTTGCAAAAGCTAAAGTAGGGAAGAAAGATGGCAAATAAAATATATCATTGGACTAGTAATTTTAAAACTCTAGGAGAGTCAGAAGACGGTGGGGTAGAAATTAAAGGTTCAGCAAGTACAAACGCACTAGATAGAGCAGGAGATATAATCAACACAGATGCATGGACAAAAGGAGGATTAGATAACTTTAAAAATAATCCTATTATTTTATTCAATCATGATTATAACAAGCCTATTGGTAGAGCAAAAGATTTACAAGTTACTGACAACGGTTTAGAGATATCAGCAAAGATATCCAAAGCTGCAGGTGAAGTAACTCAATTAATTAAAGACGGTGTCCTTGGGGCTTTTTCTGTTGGTTTCAAAGTCAAGGACGCTGATTACATGACAGAAACCGACGGATATAAAATAAAGGACGCAGAGCTTTTTGAAGTATCTGTAGTATCAGTGCCTTGCAATCAAAATGCAACTTTTGGTTTAGCAAAATCATTTGATAGTATGGAAGACTACAATAAGTATAAGCACACTTTTTATTCGGCTAACTTAAACGATTCAGCAGACGCTGTTGAAGTTGAGCAGCCAAGTCAGGCGCAAGCCAAAGAAATGGAGACAAATATGTCAGAAAATAAACAATCTCCTGAGAGCAAACCTGAGTTTGACATTGAGTCATATGCTAAAGAAGCAGCTGAAAAAGCTGTAGCTTCTTATGCTATGAAGCAAGCCGAACAGAAGGCTGCTGAACAGAAGGCTGCTGAAGAAGCTGCTGAGCAGGCTGCTAAAGAAGCTGAAGTTCAAAAAGCCCATGAGGAAGCAAAACAGGAAGAGCAAAAAACCATAGTCCAAGCAGGACTATCTGGTGCTGAAAAGCTAATGTCAGATGTTGAGACACGAGTAAATGAAAAGCATGAAGATTTAGAGAAAGTTGTAAAAGAACTTGAATCTCAGTTATCTGAGAAGTCTGAAGAAATCATGAATATTCGTGAGTCAAAAAGAATGTTCACAGACAGAGGCAACGGCAACTGGAAAAAAGACTTTGAAAATGATGTTCTTGATGCAAAATTCTTAGGATTAGCAACAGGTAAAGGATATGACACAGACTACGGTAAGAGTGTTATGGAGAAAGTTAACGCACATTCAGGCGTTGGTGTATCTTCAGCAGACTTTGAGCAAGTTGTATCTACAAACATTGAAAGAGATATCCAGAATGAATTAGTATTAGCTCCTCTATTTAGAGAAATTACTATGACTTCTGCAAATCAAATTATACCAATCATGCCTGATGCAGGTTATGCAGAATTTACTTCTAACCAAACTGCTAGTGGTTCTTCACCACATGGTAACTTGGCCCAAAGAGGTGATGCATACAACCCTGGTTCAGCGGGTGGTATTGATTTAACAGAAAGAACTCTTTCTACTGTTAAACTCATTTCACAATCATTCTTAGGTAATGAAACAGAAGAAGATGCAATCATGCCAATCTTACCTCTCATCAGAGAATCAATGGTAAGATCTCATGCAAGAGCTATTGAAAACGCTATCTTAGCTGGTAACAACTCAGCTAATGGTGTATTCTCATCAGGTTCTTTTGAAGGTTTAATTCAAAAAGCCGCTCAAGATGATAGTTCAGGTACACACGTAACTGCATCAACAACTGCATTTGCAAGTGAATCTTTAACTGCAGCTAACCTATTAGCTATGAGAAAGAAAATGGGTAAATATGGTATAAATCCAGCTGAAGTACTTTACATTGTTAACCAACAAGAGTATTTCAACTTACTAAGCGATGCTGAGTTCCAAGACGCTAACCTAGTTGGCGACATGGCTACTAAGCTATCAGGTGAAATCGGACAAGTGTTCGGTACAAGAATTCTCGTTTGTGATGAATTCGCAACACCTGCAGTAAGTAAGGTTCATGCTGTAGCAGTATATCCAAGAAACTATGTAATGCCAAGATTAAGAGGTGTTACTATTGAATCAGACTACGAAGTAGCAAACCAAAGAAGAGTCCTTGTGGCTTCACAAAGACTTGGTTTCGTTGATTTAATTGATGGAGCAACAACAGTTCACGCAAGAACTTATAAAGCTAGCTAATATTAGCAATTAAGGTTTCGTGGGGCGACCTAAAGCCCCACATTTTAATACTATGGCAGATTTAATAACAGTACAAGAATATAAAAATGCAGAAGGGATTCTTAATCAGAAGGACGACTCACGACTAGATATTATTGTACCACAAGTTAGTGATTTAGCCAAAAAATACTGTGGAACTTCATTTATAGACTTTTTTAGTTCTAGTAAAACGGAAGAGTTTTCTATATTTGATAATGCGACACATACTTTAGTCGTAACAGAAAGTCCACTCGTTGCAGTTTCAAGTGTACAAGAAAGAACTACATATGCCGACGCTTATGAGACACTTTCAACTTCAGATTATGAATACTATGTAGATACTAACGCAGATGCAATAATTCGCACAGATAATAATGGAAGAAAGAAAGCGTTTCCACAAGGTGTAGCAAGTGTAAAGATTACTTACACCGCAGGATTCAGTGCAACACCAAGAGACTTAAAATTAGCACTCTTTGATTTAGTTACTTACTATCTCAAAGATGAACATAAAGAAAGAAGAACAATCGCAGGTGCGACTTTACAGAATCAAGGAACATCTGGAATAAGAAATAATACTGACTTTCCAGACCATATAAAAAGAGTACTTGATTTATATAGAGTAATAATTTAATGTCTAAACAATTTAGAGATAAATTAGTTCAAGAAATAAAAGATAATGTTGCAGGTAGATTAGGTGGACACTACTTTGACTATGTAACAGTAAAAGTAAAAAAAGATACATATGAAAAATTACTAGAAAAAAAGCTAGAGAAACAAATGGCTAAATCTAGTGAATTAAGTCAAATGAGTAAAATCCCTTTAACAGGAGACTGGAAAAAACTAGGCAATAAAGTTAAACAAGGATTGCCATCAGGACCAACCGGTCATGCTCATTATCAATTAATAAAGGGAACTAGAATTACTGATACTATGTGGACATTTGCTTTTAAACGCAGAGTAAACAAAACAGGAAACATAGAAAAAAGGTCAGTTGCAAAGATTAAAGAACTAATGAAAGAACATTTAGAAAAAGTAGCTATAGAATATGTTCACGGAAAATCAGGCACAGGACAATTTGATAGTCAGTTATTTAGAAAAACCTCAATTAATGACATAAAAGAGAGTCTTCAACAAGGCGATAGAATGAGAGGTGCACAGGGAACAAATGTTGACCAAGCAATAGGAAAAGCCATAGCAGAGTCAACTACAGAAGGCATAAATAGTTATGTAGAAGTTTTTGGCACTATCATACAATTCTATAAAGAATTATTTGATTATGATACTGATTTACATAGTGCTATATCAAAAGGACAGTTTAAAAAATCAATATTAATGCAGGGAGTACTAGATACTAAATTAGCTGCAGATAATAGAGCCGAGTATGACGAAGCTATTAGACAACATGCAATAGAATTTTTAGAAGAAGCAGACGGAAAAATGGCTACTGAAATTTTCATGAGAATGAAAAAAGGTAAAAAGAATTTTGGTAAAGGAGTAGGTCCAAAGAAGTTTTTAAATTTATGGTCAGCAAGTCCTGACACTAGAGACCAAATAGATAAATTAGTAAAAGCAAATATTATTGGTGGTTTATTAAATTTTAAACATAATATAAATCCAGACATGAGACTAAAAGTAAATAAAAAACTTTTAGCCGAAGGACAAAAAGTTATAGGGACAAAAAGTTCAAAAACAAAAGCAAAGAGAGGAAAAAAATCTTTTAATACTACTCATAAACGTTTTGGTTCAGTTGCAGGAGCAAGTGCAAAAGCAAAACAAAAACTAACACCAAAAGTTGGTATAGAGTTAAAAGAATTAATAAATAATATTCTCCCAGAAGCAGTGGCAGCAAAAATGCACCCACCAGCTTTACAATTTAGAACAGGTAGATTTGCAAATAGCGCTGAAGTTACAAATGTAATGGTAGGTCCAAGAGGAGGTACTGAAATACAGTATACTTATCAAAGAGACCCATATGAAACTTTTGAACCAGGTAATAAACAAGGAAGTGTTCAAAGAGACCCACGTAAAATTATTGGTTCAACAGTTAGAGAAATCGCACAGCAAATGGTAGGACAAAAATTTATAAGAACTAGGAGAGTATAATGGCAAATAGAGATTTTACAACACGAAGAAGTGCCATTGTCAATGCCTATGTAGAAAAACTACTTGAAGTTGACGGAACAGGAAAGTTTAGAACAACAGTAGCAAGTGCAGAACCAAGACTTAAATTTTGGGACGAAGTAGTAGACTTTCCAGCAGTTCATGTAAACTCAGGAGCAGAAACTAGAGAATATCTCGGACAAGGCGATAAATTTAGATTTTTAAGTCTTACTTTTCGTTGCTATGTAAAAGAAGAAGATTCAGTATTAGCACTTGAAGAATTAATGGAAGATGTAGAGACCATAATAGAAGATAACAATCCAATAACATATACAACTGGATTAGGAGTTTCTACAACAACAATACAAACAACAATAAACTCCATTGACACAGACGAAGGAGTTATGGAACCATTTGGAATTGGTGAGATAATATGCACCGTCCAATATTAATGAAAACGGAAAATGCAGAGAAAACTCTAGCTGACCCTTTTCAAAGCAAAAATAGGAGAATGTAATGGCAGATACATTTTATTATAGTAGAGATACGAAAGTTCATCTTACTGATAGCGCAGGAGCAGTCTATAGGATACCAGTATTAGATGGATTTAGTTTTTCTCAAGCAACAAATGTTTCAGAGGTAACTCTGAATGAAATGGCAACCTCAGCGGGTGTTAGTAGAAGAGCTAGACAAATGTTTACTGATTCATACGCTCCAGCAGAGTGGTCATTCTCAACTTATATCAGACCTTTTAAGTCTGGTGGTGCAGGCTCAGGTGGAGAACACGATGCAGTCGCACATCATATGGTAGAAGAAGCTTTATGGAATGCTTTAGCAGGAAGTGGAGCAGTAGGTGCATCTGGCACAGCTTTAACAGCTGATGGTACAGACGCAAACATAGCTTTTACTAACTCAAATAAAGTAGCGTTAGATACTTTTGACTTATTCTTTGAATTAGGAAGTGGAAAAGCAAGTCCAACAATTTACAAAATAGAAGGTTGTGTTGTAAACGAACTTTCAATTGATTTTGATATTGATGGTATTGCAACTGCAAACTGGTCAGGAATGGGTAAGATTATAACTGAAGAATCTTCAATGAGTACAGCTACTATCTTTGAAGGTACAGCAGCAGCGGATACCAACAACTTTATTAGAAACAGATTAACAGACTTGACTGTAACTAATGATGTATTTGAAACAACTGCAAATGGAGCAGTAAGTAGTTCTGCTACTGTTACTTTAGCAGCAGGCAGTGATTTAATTAAAGTAGGACAAAATGTTTTTGCTGCAGGAACTGCAGTCGGAACTGTATCTGCAATTTCAGGTACAACTTTAACTTTAAGTGGAGCAGTAAGCATATCAAATGGAGCTGCTATAGTATTTTCAAATGCAGGAATGGTTAGTAGTTATAGTTTAACACTAATTGGTGGAAATATTACTATTTCAAATAATATGACTTTCTTAACACCAGAAACACTAGGTAGTGTAAATCAGCCTTTAGGCCACGTCACAGGAACTCGTTCAGTGACAGGTAACTTTAGTTGTTACTTAAATACTCCTTCATCAGGAGCATCTAGTACTGATTTATTTGAAGATATTATTGAATCCACTGAAACAATAACAAATTCATTTGATTTAACATTTACTATTGGTGGAACAGGTAATACTCCAAGAGTAGTTGCAAACTTAAACAACTGCCATCTTGAAGTACCAACACATTCAATTGATGATATTGTAAGTTTAGAAACAAGTTTCCATGCTTTACCAACATCAGTTGACGCTGTAGACGAAATAGACTTTATTTTTATCGGACCAACAGTAACATAAATAATTTAACAGGGAGGGGAAGCCCTCCCTCTTTCACAGGAAAAAAAACATGACAGAAGAAAAACAACCAGTATCATTAGCGAGTTTATTAACTCCAAGTAAAACGGTTACAGTTGACTATCCTACATTAACAGGATTCACTGTAGACCTTTGCTACTTAGCAAGAGAAGAACTAATTAAACTTAGAAATCGTTGTGTTTCTCAAAAACTAAATCGTAAAACAAGAGCTTTTGAAGAAACTTTAGATGAAGAAAAGTTTTTAGTTGAATATGTAAAAGCTGTTATCAAGGGGTGGAGCGGTTTAAAATATTCGTACCTAGAAGAGCTTCTATTGGTGGATATTAGCAGTCTCAATCCTGAAGATGAACTACCTTTTAATCAAGAAAATGCCGAAATATTAATGAAAAATGCGGCAGACTTTGATACTTGGGTAACTGAAGTCACAGGAGATTTAGAAAATTTTACCAAGACCAAGTAGAACAAATACTTGGTCTCTTAGAGAAACAATTTAAAGAAGGTCAGCTTACTATAGAGTCCTATCTAGAATTATGCGATCAAACTGGTAAAGAACCTGACCCAGATGAAATGCCACCAACTTTAGGAGATTATCCTCCAGAAGTTCAGGTGGCTTTTTTATTGCACGACTATCTACCAGAAAGATGGGAAGGCATGAGTGGTTCATATCTTGGAAAAGATTATTCACCCTTAGAAATGCTACTAAAAGCATACAAAGTAGAAGATATAAAAACTTGTATTTATTTTATTAAATTAATAGATGGATATAATGTAAGAAAAATAAATTTAGAACAAGATAAAAGAAGAAAAGCCGAAGAAAGAAAAGCAAAGGCAAAGACTGGTACAGCAAAAAAACCAGGAATAAATGTACAAGGATAAATGGCAAAAATAAAGGGCGGAACTCTTACCTTTGAGGTTACTGATGACGGTAGCTTAAAATTATTAGAAGGCAAGACCAAAAAGACAAAAAAAGCAGTAGATGACTTATCACGTTCAGAGCAGACTTTAAATCGTAATTTTAAAGGAGCTTCACAACAATCATCAAATGCTAGTAAAAACTTTTCAAAGATGGCACAAGGCATCACAGGCGGTCTTGTACCTGCATATGCTACTCTTGCTGCTAACGTTTTTGCTATTACAGCGGCTTTTAGATTTTTATCAGATGCCGCTAACTTTAGAATATTAACTGAAGGTGCACGAGAGTACGCAACAATTACAGGTGAATCTCTCAGTCTTATAACATCTAGATTACAAGAAGCAACAGGACAGCAGTTAGCTTTTTCAGAAGCAGCTCAATCTGTAGCTATAGCAAGAGCTGCTGGTGTTACTACTGACCAAATATCTAGATTAGGAGAACTAGCAAAAAATGCTTCTATTGCACTTGGAAGAGATTTAACAGACTCTCTTAATCGTCTTATTCGTGGTGTTACAAAAGCGGAACCTGAACTACTTGACGAACTTGGTATTATACTTCGTTTGGAAATAGCAACTGAGAAGTATGCAGAACAAATGGGTATTGCAGGAAGAAAGTTAAGTATATTTGAAAAATCACAAGCTGTTGTTAATGAAGTTCTTGCACAAGGGGAAGAAAAATTTGGCCAGTTTAATACTGAATTAAACGCATTTTCACAATTAGCAAAATCTTTTGACGACTTACTAAACAATATAAAATTTAGTTTATCAGGAGTTGCAGAATTTATTGCAAAAACACTTTCAAAAAATGTAATTGCTTTGGCAGGAGCTTTCACACTATTAGGAACAGGTATACTAAGAGCTGTAATGCCTACAACACCTCAATTTAGTCAAGCAGATGCAACTAAATCACTACAAGAAGATGTAGGAAAATTTTATAAAGGAAGTGAAGCAAGACTCAGAAGATTTCAAAGCGGAAGCTTTACAGGCTCAGATATTAAAGCCTTAGAAAAATCATTTAATACTCAAAAATCTACTGTAATGAACTTTGAAAACTTTAGAAGAAGTGAAGCTAGAAAAACAATGATGATACTTAAAGGATTTCATTTACAAATAGAAGCAGATGGAAAAAATGCAATTACAAGAATGTTTGCAAAAATGAGAGCTGAAAGAATGTTCTTTGCAGCTGAGTATGGACAGTTTGTTGGAACAATGAAATTTTTAGGGTCAAAACTTGCTTCAGCAATTAGTCTTGTTGGTTATCTGGGTATACTTGTTTCAGCCATTGGATTACTTACTCAATTTATGGAAAGGTTTAAAGACCCTGCTCAAAAAGAATTTGAAGAAACAAACAAAAGAGTTGTTAAAAGTTTAGAAAAACAAAATACAGAACTACAAAGATTAAATGACAACCTAAAACAAACAAAAACTTTTTTAGCTGCTATAAATCAAGAATCAATGTTTTTTAGTAATTTTTCTTTTAAAGGTGTTGCAGATCAATTTGGTAATCTTGATTTTTTAACTAAAAGAAGAGATTTTGTTGGTAAAAAATCAGGACAAAGTTTAAGCGAGAATATAGACTTATTTGGACCAGATATGGGGTTGCTAATGGCACAAAAAGAGGAACAAACTCCTACAGTTACAAGAAGTTTTACAAAAGACCAAGTAAAGATTTTAGAAGGAGTTATAGATTCATTAGAAATTCAACAAGGAAGATTAACAGAAGGAAAACTATTTGATGATGTGGAAAGAAGAATCAACGCTATAAAAGAGGCATTAAGTGCAGAAGATGTTGATGAAAATGTTCTACAAAAACTAAGAGAAGAACTCATAGAATTAGAAACAGTTGGTACTGATGCTCAACAAGTAATTACAAAACTAGCAACAGCTCCTCAAAATTTAAACAATGCTGCAGAACAGTTCGGCAGAGCTTTAGCAAGTTTTAGACAAGGAGCAACTCCTCTTACTCAAATTACAGAAAGTATTGGATTAACAGGAGAAACTCTACTTGGATTAACAACTGGAAATATGACCGAATCTTTAGCACAGTTTAAGAATCTTGGAGGACAAGTTGACAAAGTAATAGATAGTAATACTCTTGGGTTCCTTCAAACAATTCTAGGAAAAGACGCACTATCTAAGTTTGTAACTCAACGAGACGGTAAAGATATTGTTAAAGGAACTGGTACGGCAACAGGTGATTTAGATATTATTAGAGAGATAGGCGGACTAGTTGAAGCTGAAATGATAAGACTCAGAGACATAGAAATTGGATTTATGACTGATAAACTAAATTTACAATCTGAATTTATTGCAAAAACTGAAATGGTTGGACCGATTACTACAAAAAATATTAAACAACAAGAAAAACTAAAAATGCTTCAATTAGAAAAAGAACAAAAAGAAACAACAATTAGAGAATTAGAAGCAAAAGGATTAGAACAAAATGCTGTATTTATAGAAAAAGCAAATGCAGAATTAAACTTAATTGATGCAAAAATTAACCAAGCAGCAAACGCACTAGATTTAGTAAAACAAGTAAATAACGTAGCAATAGATTCAATGGAATCAAACTTATCAACAGCACTTCAAAGCATTATTACAGGAGCAAAAACAGCAAAAGAAGCCTTTGCAGACATGGCAAAATCAATACTTAATTCTATAGCACAAATACTTGCACAACAAGCAGCAATGGCGATTATGGGAGTTATGCCTTTTACAGGGGGAAGACATGGAGGAATAATGAAAAAATCTGGTCGTTCTTACTCCACAGGAGGTATAGCAAAGGGGCCTCAATCGGGATATCCTGCAATGCTACATGGTACAGAAGCAGTTGTTCCTCTTCCAAATGGAAGAAGTATTCCTGTAGAAATAGACGGAGGAATGAGAGGTACAAATAATATTAGTGTAAATGTAAATATGATGACAGGACAAGTAGATTCTGAAAGTGACAATGCAGAAATGATAGGTATAGGTAAAGCAATAGCAGAAGCTGTTAAAAATGAAATTGAGGTACAACAAAGACCGGGCGGAACTTTAAGTTTTTATTAGGAATAAATTATGGCGTTTGGAATAATGCAATCAGATGGAAGCAATATATCTGGATTTAGTGCACCTGTTCAACCAGATAAAGGACTTACTCGTCAAACTGGAATGAAAGTATTAAAGAGTCAGTTTGGTGATGGCTATGAGTTAAGATTAGCGGACGGTATAAATACAAAAGAGCAAACATTAAGCGTTTCATTTACTACAAGACCAAAAGCCGAAATAGATGATTTAGTAAAGTTCTTTGAAGACTTGGGGGGAGTAACTAAATTTAGATTTGATTTAGAAGATAGTAATGAAGGAAGTAGTGAAGAAAGTATTTTCTGTATTTGTGATACCTGGAATCAAACATGGGCATTTGATAATTTTTATAGTTTATCAGCAACTTTTAGAAGAGTTTATGAAGCATGACAATATTAACCGATTTACAAAAACAAAATCCTGGCTCGGGTTTAGTTGAACTATATGAAATAGAAAAAGCAAATGGAACATTTGTTTACTTAACTCCAGGACAAGATTCAGACGGTAGTAGTTTACAAATTTATGACTATGATAGTAACTCTACAACAAGAACTTACACGCCACATCCAATATCTTCAGATGGATTTGAAATAAAAGTCACAGGAGCAATCGCTAGGCCTGTTTTCAACGTATCAAACGTTGGCTCTACATTTACAACTTTAATCGGCACAACAAATATTGATTCATTAGTAGGAAAAAAGTTTATAAGAAGATTAACTTTAAAAAAATATTTAAAAGGAGAAAGTGCAGACCCAGGTTCAGGAAATACTCCAGTTGAATTTGTTCGTCAAGTTTGGACTATAGCTAGAGTACAAGCAGAAGATTCAATGACAATTAATTTTGAGTTAATAGCACCTTTTGATTTACAAGGAGTTTTAATACCTGCCAGACAAGTTGTATCAAATGCTTGTCCTTGGGAATATACAGGAGCCAGCCCAGATTTAACAGAAAGTGCAAAATGTGGTGGCTGCACTTGGAGTAGAGAAGGAAAATTTACTAGAAATACAACTACAACAGGCGGAAGTAATCCTAATGGGGTTGAACATACCATATATGTTACAATAGATAATGAATATATAGTGCCCGTTACTACATCATTTACAAACTATACTTCTGCAGCAAGCTCCACTAGTTTTGCATTAAATGCTGCTGTAAAAACAACTGGAAATAGTGTTACCAAGGTAAATGCCAATGGAACTTTTTCAGCAACTACAGTAGATATGTATTGGTTAGTAGCAGTAGCAGGAGCAAAAAGTACTTTAGGAACTCCAAGCGATACTAATACTAATTTTAAAAGATTAAGAGTACATCAAGGCACACACTCAAATAGCACAACATACAATACATTTACTGATGATAGACTAAATGATATAGTATTACATACAGCAAATAGTTTAACTTTTGCATGGAAAGCAAAACTTACTCATTCAGGAGAAACACCAGGATTTAATGAGTATTGGAAAAGAGCAGATGAATGCGGTAAAACACTTGAATCTTGTTCTAAAAGATTTGGTTTTGAACCAGCAGATATTAGCTCCGCAACAAGTTTACCTACTTCTAGTATTAATACTACTGTTGTTTTACCCTTTGGAGCATATCCTGGAGCAAAGAATTTCCAATGATGTTTTTACCTGAAATATTTGAAGCAGCTAAGAAAGCCGCACCCAGGGAAATGTGCGGACTCATAATAGAGCAAAATGACACAAAAAAATGGATTTTGTGTGAAAATATTTCCACAGAAGAAAAATCATTTAAAATAGACGAGAAAGTTTTAAGTAAATATCAATTGATTTCAAAAATATTATATGTAGTCCATAGTCACTATATGGAAGATTGTAAACCAAGTAACCATGATAAAAATATGGCAAAAGTTTTGGGTATACCATATTTAATTGTATCATACCCAGAGTTAGGAGCAGAAGTTTATGACCCACGTTAAATTAATGGGAGAAATAGGAGAAAAATTTGGCTCAGACTGGCATATGAATGCTAAGTCTTTTCGTGATATATTTAAACTTATAGAATGTCAAACAGAGGGATTTGGACAATACATTAGAGAAAAAGCAGAAGAAGGAGTTGACTTTACAATACAAAATGGAGAAGATTTAATAGATGATGGATTAGATTTACAGATTGCTCCACCTCAAAATACAATAATAATAACACCAGTTGCAGCAGGAGAAGGTAAATTAGGTAATGCATTAAAAATAATTTTAGGTATTGTACTACTTATATACGGGCCTGGTTGGATATCTAAGTTTGATTGGGCAAAAACAGCAGAAGTAACAGAGGTAGCAGCAACAGCAGGAGAAACTGTAACAACAGTTGCATCTTCTTCAACAACATTGAGCACAGCAGGACAAGTAGCAACTTGGGGTATTCGTGCATTAGGAACAGGACTTGCCATGAGAGGGGTGACAGGATATTTAACTCCTGAAAGTCCCTCAAAAGCAGGAGACTCTTACTTATTTGATGGACCACAAAATAATGTAAAAGAAGGAATAGCCGTACCACTACTATATGGTAGATTAATAATAGGCGGAAGCATAATGAATTTTGGATTTATAGAAGATAAAATTACACAACAACAATCAGGATATACAAGAGTTATATCAGGACAAGCAGCACCTGCTAATTCAGATACAGAAAGCAGTACTACTGAGGACGGATAATGCCAAGTAACTTAGATATTAAAAGACTTATTGATGGCGAAACAGCAAATATTACTAGTGCGGGTGTTTATGACTCAAAAATAAATAGCCCAAATGAACATCAAACTGCAGTTGTATATGATTTATTGTCAGAAGGCCCAATAGAAGGATTACAGGGCGGAACAGATGGTATATATTTAGATAAAACTCCTGCTACTATAGGATTAACTGGACAAAAATTTAATATTAAATCTTCTAATAATACAAGTTACAATGCATCAACTCAAGTTATAACAGATAATAATACAAATCCTTCATTATTTAGTAATATGTCAATTAATGACGGAGATAGATTTATAAGTATTGTTGGAGGAAAAAAGTCTGGGTCAAGTATAGCAAGCGCAACAAAAGGTACAATAGTAGTTACTACCTCTAGTTCATTTTTTGCAGAAGATGACGAAAATAGAAATGATGTAGACGGAATAAGAGATTTAAAACAGTATGTAAGAATAAGCGGAGCAGGAGTTAGAGGCTCTACATTAGTAGCAGAAGTAATAAAATTTGTTTCAGCAACACAAGTTCAAATAAGTAGACCAATACAAACAACTGTAAGTGGTGTAAATATAACTATAGATGCAGTAAAGAAAATTGCTACAATTACTAATTCTACTACTGCAACTCTTTCTGATGTTACTGAGTTTGGAACAACTGATAGAACCGTATCAAATGTTGAAGCTACGCTATCCTCTCCTGTTGTAAGTATAACAGGAACTCCAGTATATAACCATCAAAATTTTCAATATGCCTTCAAAAAAGGAACTCGTGACCAAAACTGGTTAAGCACTTTTAGAGGAATAGGTAGTTCTTCAGTAATTCATGCAACAACTCAACAAATAGCACAAACAGATTTATCTACTAGTGTAGGGATTCCTGTAGATAATACTACAAGTGGGGGATACAATACAGATACTCCTGATGCAAGTGCAAGCCCAGTTACTATTTCTGCTACTACAATGGGAGTAAGTAATCAAAGCGAAATTGACAAAGTAAAAGTAACAGTTAAGTTCCCACAAATGATTGCATCAAAAAAATCTAGTGGAGATGAACAAAGTACTTTTGTAGAACTAAGAATGATATTGGGGTACAAAAGACCAGGAGATAGTAGTTTTAAAGAAGTAGTAGTAAAGGGACCAACAAATGCCCAACTAATTGCTAGACGAAGTAATAAAAGAACAAGAAACTTTGATTTTGAACATGGTACTCATAGTGGTCTTGTAACAGCAAATACTAAAGCCCCTTTTACAGAAAGTTTTACAATAGATCTTGGTCCTTTTCAACCCATTTCTGATTATCAAATAAAAATAGAAAGAATTAATCCTACAAATGCTAGACATGGAGACTATGACCATTTAAATCCTTCTCAATTAGTAAGTATTGAAAATATTATAGAGGATAAATTATCTTATCCTTTTTCAGCTTATGCAGCTACAATATTTGATGCACAGAGTTTTGCAAAACTTCCAGTTAGAGGATATGATGTAAAAGGATTAAAAGTAAAAGTTCCTACAAATTATTTTCCTAGAGGAGAAGATGGAAGAACTGTAGCCGAATATGATAGAAATGTAACTTCAGGAGCAAATGAAGGAAGTTACCAACAATGGGACGGTAATTTTAGAGGAGATACTGATGAATTTTCTCATACTTCTGCTAACTTTGATACTGTATGGACTGATAATCCTGCCTGGGTATATTACGACTTAGTTACTAATAATAGATATGGAATAGGAAAGTATCTAACTGAAGACCAAATTGATAAATTTGAACTATTTAAAATAGCAAAATATTGTGATGAGCTTGTAAATGATGGCAAGGGGGGAACTGAACCTAGATTTACATGTAATCTTTATTTACAAGAGTCAGATGAAGCGTTTAAAGTACTACAAAATGTTGCAAGTATATTTAGAGGCATGCTTTATTGGTTTGATGGACTCATGCAGTTTTCTCAAAATAGATATCAAACTCCTGTTTATACTTTTAATAAATCAAATGTTATTGGTGGCTTATTTAAATATACTTCCTCCAAAAGTCAATATAGAAGTAATCAAATAAATGTAACTTGGAATGACCCAGAGTCAATGTTCAAGAAAGCCATTGAAACAGTAGAAGATACTAATAACATTTTAGAAACAGGAAGAGTAGTATCAAAAGATGTTGTAGCTTTTGGTTGTACATCAAGAGGACAAGCACATAGATTTGGTAAATGGACTTTACTAACTGAAATATTAGAAACAGAAGGAATTTCATTTGATACAGGTATTAACGCAGGATATCTAAAACCTGGAGATGTAGTATTTGTACAAGACGCAGACAAAGAACAAATAAAAAATAGTGGTAGAATATCATCAGGAAGTTCAACAACTTCAATAAAACTTGATAGAGGAGTAGACTTATCAAGCGGAAATACTTATAAATTATCTATACTATATCCAACAGGAGGTGCTTTTCTTGCACAAGAAACTGCTGTAATTAATTCAACAACATTTAATCGTGGAGATTTAATACTGCAAGCTAATATTGGTGGTAGTTTAACTACTATTAGTACAACTCTACAGGCACAAAATGCTTTAGATGACAGTGGAAATTTATTAGATTTAAGTTGGAATCCAAATAGTAGAGTTGAAACACAAACAATATCAACTACTGGAGCTTCTGTATCTACTTTAACTGTTGGGTCAGCTTTTAGTTCTGCTCCACCGGCTGAAGCCTCTTGGGTAATAAGAGAGCTAGGGGGAGATGGAAGTCTTGAAGCAGGTTCAGCAAAACAATATATTATAACAGCTATAAATAATACTGAAAAAGGTATTTATCAAATAGCTGCACTTAAATATGAACCACAAAAATTTGACTTAGTAGATAGAGGATATGTACTTGATGTTGGAGTTGATACAAATAAACCACCTTCATATCAAGAAGAAGTTCCAACTCCAAAATCTTTAACTCTATCATTTAATAAAAATTCGGTAGCAAATTTAGAGTCTCAAGATGTAAATTTAGAATCTAGTGCAGGTTCTATAAGAGTTTCGTGGCAACACCCAACAAGCGTTAGAACAGATGCAAACGGTGTCGCAGTCACATCTAAATATGAGCATTTAAGTCATTACATAGTTAGACATAATGTATCAGGAAGAGCTATATTTGAAAGTATACTTGCTGATAAAGATACAAATCAAATAGATATACCTGTTCAAAGATTAGGACTTACAACAGTTCAAATACAAACTGTAAATACAGGAGGCATAAAATCCTCTATAGTTCAAAAGAAAATAAATGCTAAAGAAGAAGGAATATCAAGCATACCAAATACAAAATCTAGAATAGGAAGACTGCCTACGGGTGGAGATTTAAATGTAAGTGTATCAATAAATTCATCTTCTGGTGTTTTAGATTTTAGTTCTGGAACTTATGAATTTATTACTGCTAGTGGGATAACTCATAATTTTACTTCAAGTGCAACAGCAAATAAGCAACAAGCATTTAATGGAATGGGAGCAAGTGCAGAAGCTTTTTTAGTTTTTGATAATGATGATACAAGCGACCATTTAAAAGCAATTGAAGTAAAAACAGATACAACAGCAGAAGATGTTGGTGGAAATAAATTTAATTTTGAGTATTTAGCAGAAGTAGGTGCTTCAAATGCAGGTATTAGTTCTGCTTCAGGAACGATAACAGTAGCAACAGAAGAATCAACAATAACAGGTTCAAGCACAAGCTTTTTAAGTGAATACTCAATAGGAGATAGATTTATTATTGGAGCAGCAGGAACTAGTAGATTTTTTGCAACAATTACACATATAGAATCAGATACAGAACTAGAGTTAGACAGTCCTGTTCCAAGAGCATATTCTGGAACAAGTATTTTTAGATTATCATATAAACCAGACTTTGTAAGAGATACAATTATTGCAAAAATAGTTACTGATGGTAGTACCTCTTATAGTGTAGACACCTTATTTGCCGTGACAGCTGGAGTTGTTGGAGGAGATGGAGCTGCTGGATTAAAAACAGCAACAGGACAACTATTCTTTCAACAAGAATCAGCAAATGCTCCAGCTGTACCAAGTAATCCAATAACTTTCACTTTTAGTAATGGAAGTTTTTCAGGAGCAGATATTGGAACAAGTGGAGCAACATATAATAGAACTCCACCAACTGCAACTGGAGGAGCAAGTAGTTCAAAAACTTGGTTTGTATACTATGTTGTAACAGAAAGCAGTTCTGGAAGTGGTTCAGGTACTGTATCAGTAACAGGAGATGGCAGCGGAAATGCTTTACAAGCAACATCATTTACAGGACTTGTAACTTTTAGTGGAGGACAATTTAGTCAAAATGGTAGTGGAATTACAACTATTGATGGAGACCATATTACAACTGGTTCGCTTAAATCAACAAACCATACAGGAAATACAGATGGTTCAGGATTTACTTCTGCAGGAACAATATTTAATTTAAATAATGGAAGTTTATCATCAAAAAACTTTAGAATAGCAAGTGATGGGAGTGCGGCGTATAAGGGTACTTTAACTATCGGGTCAACTGATTTAAATGCAACAAATACTTTAAATTCAAATACTACTGCGAGTGATGTAGGGCTCTCAAATGTTAACAATCCAAGTTCAGCAACAACACCTATAGGTGCTGGAGACGTAAATAGTAATGTTACTTCTATTGATGGTAGTGTTATTCAAACCGGAACAATACTAGCAAATAGATTAAAATTATCAGGCTCAGGTGCTATAACAATAGGAAGTTTTACAAATGATTCAGCTTTTGTAAATGCATCAGGAGCAGCTGCAGCAGCCCCCGTACAGTCTGTAAATAACAGTACAGGTGCGGTAAGTATTACAGCTTCAGGTTTAAATATACAATCTAGTGATGTTACAGGACTAAGTGATGCAGCAACAACAACTGTGGATAATATTAGGGCAGGAACAACTGCAGCAAATGTTGGATTAGATGGTATATCTACTACAGACGCAGCTATAGTTGCAACACTCTTTACAGCATCAACATCAGTTACAGCAGGTAGAATAAAACTTACATCAGACACTACACAGTTTCTATCAAATAGCACTAGTGCTGTTGCAAGCAGCTCAATAGATATAGATTCAAAAAGTTCAAACGGAGGGCCGCGTATAGTTATAGCGGATAGTTCATAATGGCAAATAGAGTAGTATTAGGAAAATTACCAGATGGAAACTTTGGTTTATTAGTTTCAAAACCAACACAAAATGTGTTAACAACAGCAGCTAAAAATATGTTATTTGATTCTAGATTAAATAGAACAGGACAAGTATATGCAGGAGCTAATAATATAGCAAGTATTGGTGCAAGTGGAGATAACTTTTTAACAACGAACAGCAAATCATCACTAGGATATATTCCTCTAGTGATTGTATCAGAAAAAAATAAGGGAGAAAGAATTCTTCTTACAGCTAATACTGCTATAGATGAGTTTTTCCTAGATAATGTAAGCATATGGAAAACAACAACAAGTACTTTTACTCCTGCAGAAGCACGCGCAAATCCAGATGATGGAGGAACTTTAGACAACGATACACCAGCAGATGGCAGAGCATATACAGTTGGAACTGGAGGTTCTTTAGGAGCAGGTATTCTTAATGCACTTAATGTTAGTTATTTTGTGCTAAGAATACCTTGTGCTTATGGATATATGACAACATCAAACTTTGGATAAATTATGGCAAATAGAATATTATTAGGAAAAGCAAGCACAGCAAGAGGAGGAAGCACTAAATTTGGTATGTGGATTAGTAAACCAGGAGAAGACGTTACTACTTGCAGTGATGATAAGTTACTATTCAATACTGATAAGGGAACAGGAGGAGATATAAAATCTTTGTTTCAAATATTGCGTCCTGTGAGTAATCAATTAACTGTTGCTGTTTCAAATTCATTTAGTGGTACAGCAAACCAATCACAAAATTTTGATTTTGCGAATCCAGGATTTTCAGTCTCTAATTTAACAGCTTTTTTAGGAAGTTCTGGATTAGGTAGTGATACAGACGAAGATTCGGATATAGGAAATTTTAGTACTGCCCCTACATTTTCAACTGTAAATTCAACCACAGTAAGAATATCTATAACTCAAACGGGACTTTTAGGTGGTGGAATAACAGGAAGAGTAGTTATGATTCCAAATTTTGCAGGAAGCGGAGCTAGATTCTAATGGCAAATAGAGTATTACTAGGTAAAAGAGGAAGTGAACATGGAGTTTTTGTATCTAAATCAGGAGTAGATGTTACAGATTCAAGCTCAACAACTCCTTTAGCTTTTGATTCAAATGCGATAGCAAGTTTACTTGTACATTCTTTTGGACAAGGTATACTTGTTCCAGAAGAGCCTGCAAATGCTTCCTTTGTTTTTGATGGAGTCACTTATACAGCACACGAAGTAGATATAGCACACGGTCTTGGATATACTCCTGCATTTGCAGCTCGTTGGTGTACTGCTGATGATATATCAAGTGGAGTAGCACAAAGAGTATGGAGTCCACATTTTTTCCAAATCACAGAGAGAGATAATAGTGGAGGCGGAGGCGGTGGCGGTGGCTTTCCACCACCATCTGGTCCAGATCCAACAGATGAAACTGCAACTAGTGGTATGACCGCTTTTGCAGACTCAACAAATATAACTTTAAAAAATAAGGGAAGTTTAGGAATTAACACAACAGTAAGCTCATTCAATCAAAGCGCTGTATATTTTTATTCATATATAATTTTTTCAGAGGAAAATTTTTTAGGAGGAGGAAGCCTATGACATGGCATGTTTTTTATAACGATTCAACAAAAGAGATAGCTTCAGCAACTAATGGTTTAGTAAATGATACTATTAAGACTGAACAAGCAAATGCAGGATTCTCATACTGTAGCACTGAGCAAGAAGCAATACCACATGATGGAGACTTCTGGGTAAATAGTGATGGAACAGATGTAATAGAAAAAAGTATCTTTAATCCTACATTTAGTACTACGACACCTGCACTAGATAGTGTTGTTAATGTAACAGGGTTGCCTTCAGGAACAGAAGTATTTATTGATGATGTATCTGCAGGAACTATGAGTGATACTACTTTAACACTTACAGCAACAGAACCTGGGACATACAGAATAAAATTTAAAAAGCTAGGATATAAAAACTGGGGAATAGAAAAGATTATAATTAAGAGGTACGGAGAATGAATATAAATTTAACAAAATCTGGTTCAACTACAGATTCAAAAAGAGCACTATATTATTCTATATGGTCGGAACAATTAGATTTACTTTATCATGATATTGATAATGGAAAGTTTGGAGCAGATGCAAAAACTGGCAATTTTTATTTATCAAGAAAAGCGGTCAAGGATAAATACCCGAAAGGATAAGATATAATAAAACACTCCAAAAATAATAGTTGACACGAGGTGCAAATTTTTGGTATAATTAAACCATTGGAGGTATAAGAAGAAAACCATGAGTGCAGGAACTTACAACATAAAAATAGACCAGGGCAGTGATTTCTCGTTACAACTTACTGTACAAGAAGATGGCTCTGCAAAAAATCTTACAGGTTTTAGTGCAAGGGCACAGCTGCGCCCTACAATTGATTCTAGTACTCTTACGGCTACCTTCACTTGTACAATTACCAACGCTTCAAATGGAATACTTACAATGTCACTTGCAAATACAGTAACAGATGATATAGATGTTGGACAGTATTTTTATGACTTGGAGTTATTTACAGGCACTACTTCACAAAGACTTATTCAAGGAACAGCAACAGTATCTGGTGAAGTAACAAGATGAGCCGCATAGGTTTAAATAGATTAGCAAGAACAAATGTACTCTGTGCAGCAGATGTAACAAATATAACTGTTACAACTCCAAACTCAGAAATAATTGCAAATCTAGTTAAAGAAACAAAAGATGTTATTGTAGAAAAATTTTTTCGTGCCTTTACAGCAAGTGATGTTGTAAATGATGCACACACTACAATAACACAAACAAATGTTCAAGGAAGTATTGAACAATTAGAATCTCAGTTTTCAAGAGGGGCAACAGACCCAACGACAGAAACTGAGCCACATTTAGATGAAGGAGATTTGTTTTATAATACAAATACAAATCAATTAAAGGTTTTTAGAGATGGTACATTTCAAATCTTGTTACAAGCAGGAGATGATATGGATACCTTAGATGGGAGTACTTTTTAATGGCAACTACAATAACAGTAGTAGAAGATGTAACAAGTGTAAGTGTTAGTGCGATATCACCTAGTGATGCGTCAACTGATGCTGCGTCTTTATCATTTTCACCCCACAACGTAATCACTGCTACAAATGTACAAGATGCATTAGAACAATTAGCAGACCAGTTTTTTAGAAGTAATGAAGCACCAAGTGCAAGCACTACAAATTTATCAGAAGGCGATTTCTTTTATGACCTAAATGATAATCAACTCAAAGTATACAGAGAAACATCTTCAGGTGTATTTCAGTTCGTACCATTAGCACAAGCGACAGGCGACATGGAGACCGTAGATGCAGGGAGTTTTTAACTCAATAGAGAAATAATATGGCAACAACAATTAAAATTAAAAGAGGTACCGGTACTTCGGCTCCAGGCAGTCTAAGTGCAGGTGAATTAGCCTATACTGGAGGAGCTGGAACTAGTGGAAATAGCGGTTCCAGACTATTTATAGGTAATCCCGCTGATGGTAGCGTATTAGTAATCGGTGGTAAGTATTTTGCAGATTTAGCAGACCATACACCAGGTACTTTAACAGCAAGCTCAGCTATTATAACAGATAGTAGCAGTAAAATTGATAACTTATTAGTTGATAATTTACAACTTAACGGTAATACAATTAGCACTACATCAGGTGCACTAACTGTAACAACTACAGGCACACTTACTTTAAATCATGGTGGTACTGTAGATGCAAGTGCTCAAACAAATGTGCTATCAATAAAAGATAATGAAGCAGCTTCTTTAGATATAAAAGAAGGTTCTACTTCTTACCTTAAATTAGTAACTACAAACTCAAGTGAGAAAATTGTAGTTGGACAAGATACAACTTTTGCTGATGATGTATCATTAGTATCAGATAGCGCAGTTCTTAACTTTGGAGCAGACAATGATGTAAACTTGACTCACGTTGCCGATACAGGTTTACTATTCAACTCAAATAGTGTTTTCCAATTTAGAGATAATGCACTAACTATTGGTTCATCTACAGATGGTCAATTAGATATTGATGCAGATACAGAATTAGAAATTACTGCACCAACAGTAGATATAAATGCTTCTACTTCAGTAAATATTAGTAATGACCTTAAATTAGATAGCGATTCAGCAGTTTTAGGTTTTGGTGCAGATAACGATGTAACTTTAACACACGTTGCTGATACAGCTCTTAGACTTAATTCGTCTATGGCTTTACAATTCAGAGATTCAGCACTAAGTGTTTCTTCACCAAGTGACGGTGTATTAGCAATTGCTGCAGATACAGAAGTTGATATTACAACAACAACATTAGATGTTAACGGTAACGCAGATGTTAGTGGCTCACTCGGAGCTGGTTCAACAACTGTTTCCACATTAAAAGTTTCAGACTTAACTAACAATAGAGTAGTTATAGCGGGTACATCAGGCGAGATAGAAGATGACGGAAACTTTACTTTTGATGGTTCAACATTAGCTGTTACAGCAGCGATGGACGTTACTGGTGACTTAGATGTAGATGATGTAAACATTAATGGAAGCACAGTTTCTACAACATCTTCAAACACAGATTTAACACTATCACCGAACGGAACAGGAACAGTTAAAGTTCCTTCTGGTTATGTAGATAGGTCAGGATACAGCGCACTCAGTTTAGCAACAAAAGGATATGTAGATAGTGTAAAACAAGCACTAGATATTAAAGATGCAGTAAAAGCTGCTTCAGTTTCTAACTTTGCTGCAAGTAGAAGTGGTAGTGTCTTAACAGCTTCAGGTAATGGAGCATTTACACTAGACGGCGTAACTTTAGCAGCAAGTGATAGAGTTCTTATGAAGAACCAAAGTACAGCTGCTGATAATGGTATTTATACAGTTACAACAGTCGGTGACGGTTCAACAGCCGCAGTTTTAACAAGAGCAAGTGATGCAGATGCAAGTGCAGATGTTACTTCAGGTATGTTTGTATTTGTTACAAATGGTACTGTAAATGGTGGTAATGGTTTTGTACTTACAACTGCAGATACAATAACACTTAATACAACATCACTTTCATTCACACAGTTCTCAGGAGCTGGTACAGTAACAGCTGGAGATGGTTTAACAACTGGAGGTTCAAATATCTTTGCAGTTAATCCTGATAATGTTACTGTTGCAATTAGTTCAGATGAAGTAAAATTAAAAGGTGATGTAACAACAACAGCACTCGGTGACTTATTAGTCGGTAAAGCCTCAGACGGCGGTTACAAAAGACTTGCAGTCTCAACAGGTGGTGCTAATCAATTATTACAAATTAACTCCTCAGGAAATGATTTAGAATTTACAGATACATTAGACGGAGGAACATTCTAACAGCCTCTATATAGAGTAAGATAAGGAGTCATATATATGGCACAAACAATTAAATTAAAGCGTTCAAATACCGCTGGAAATCTACCAACTACTTCTAACTTAGCATTAGGAGAGGTAGGTATAAATACAAAAGACGGAAAACTATTTTTAAGAAAGCATGTTGACGGTAATGCTAGTGGAGATGGAATATTAACATATGCTCCACAGGGTGTAAATACTTTTGGCACGCAAACTTATGAAATAAAAGTTATAACTAAGAGTGCGGCTCATGCCTACAATGGACAAGGTAGTGCTAATGGTTATAGTGTTGATGGTTTAGAATCTCCTTATCTATTACTCATTCCAGGAAATACATATAAGTTTGACCAAGCTGATTCAACAAATAGTGGACACCCACTTCGTTTTTATTTAGAGGCAGATAAAACTACAGCTTATACTACTGGAGTTACTACAAATGGAACTCCAGGGTCTTCAGGTGCTTATACACAAATAGCGGTCACAACTTCAACCCCCCAAATTTTATACTATCAATGTTCTAATCATGGATTTATGGGCACAGCTGCATATACACCTGGTGGACAGATAGGCTCAAATCAATCTATTAATCTAGCTGCAAATACTATTGGTTCAACAAATATAGCACAAAATAGTATTCTTACTAAACATATAGACGATAATCAAATTACAACTGACCAAATAGCAGCAAATACTATTGCAACAGGCAATGTAGCAGATAACGCTATTGATGGAACAAAAATAGCATCAAATAGTATTTTAACTAGACATATAGATGATGACCAGATTACAACTGACCAGATAGCTGCAAATACTATTGCTACTGGTAATATTGCAGATAATGCTGTAGATGGCACAAAGATTGCTTCAAATAGTATTCTCACTAGACACATAGACGATAACCAAATTGGTATTGACCAATTAAATGTAACTGATGGTACTAGTGGGCAAGTATTAAAAACAGATGGTTCAGGTACATTATCTTTTGGCACAGTAACAAGCGGTAGTGGTAGTACGGAAGATGTTTTCAAAACAATATCTGTCTCAGGACAAAGTGATGTTGTAGCAGATTCAGATACTGATACTCTTACTCTTGCTGCCGGGACAGGAATGTCAATCACAACAAATGCATCAAGTGATACTATTACTTTTACATCAACTGCAACAGGTTTATCAGCAAATGCAGTAACAGCTACACACATAGCAACAGGTGCAGTTGGAGCAAGTGAATTAGCTTCAACATCAGTAACAGCAGGGTCATATACTAATACAGATTTAACAGTAGATGCAGATGGTCGTATAACAGCGGCTTCAAACGGTACTGGAGGAGGAGGCGTTTCTGATAATGCAATCACAGCAGCTAAGATAGCAACTGGAGCAGTCGGAGCAAGTGAATTAGCTTCTACTGGAGTAACAGCATCAACTTATGGTTCTGCAACAGCTTCACCACAAATTACAGTAGACGCAGATGGTCGTATTACTGCAGCAAGTAATGTTACTATCTCAGGTGGTGGCGGTTCTGGTGGCATAGGTTTAAATCAAACTATAAATACTGATGCAGCAACAGGAGACGGCTCAACAACAGCATTTACTAGCAGTGCTACAATAAACTCAGAAGATTTAACTTGGGTTTTTGTAGACGGTGTGTATCAAGAAAAAGCTACATATAGTGTAAGTGGTAGCACAGTTACTTTTAGTACTGCACCACCAAGCGGAACAAGTGTTGAAATATTAAATCTTTCAAATGTAACTACAGGCGGAGCATTTAATTTCAATGAGTTTAGTGGTAATGGCTCAACAACAGCATTTACACTTTCAAAAGCACCAGATTCAGAAACAGATTTACTTGTATTTATAGATGGTACTTATCAAAATAGAGACGCATTTACTGTAAGTGGAACAACACTTACATTTGATACTGCTCCTTCAAACGGAACAAAAGTTATAGCATATTCAATCGGTGGAGTAGTAAACGGTAAAACTCAAGTGGTTGATACTTTCAATGGAGATGGTAGTGATACAACATTCACATTATCACTTAACCCAGTAGATGAAAAGAATACTTTAGTATATGTAAGTGGTATTTATCAACCAAAAGGAACATATAGTGTAAGTGGAACAACACTTACTTTCTCAGAAGCACCACCAAGTGGTACAGGGAATATAGAAGTTGTTATAGGCCAAGTTACAACTACAACATCTGTAGGAGCTAACGCAGTTAACTCTGCAGCCATAGCAACAAACGCAGTTGGTTCAACAGAAATAGCACAAAATAGTATTCTTACTAAACATATTGATGACGCACAAGTCACAGCAGACCAACTGGCAAGTGATGCAGTTACAACAGCAAAAATATTAGATGCAAATGTAACAACAGCAAAACTAGCTGATAACTCAATTACAAGTGCAAAAATAGCAAGAAATAGTATTGCAGCACAAGAACTGGCACAGAACACACTTACAACATCAGAACTTACAAGAGTGATACCAGACTCAGCAAATTTAAGCATTGGCTCCGTAAATGGAGTAGGGATTTCATATAACATCTCTGAATTTACTAATAGTTTACTAATTAGTAATGATGCAGGCACAGGTACTTTATCTAGTGCGTCTAATAACACAGGTTTAGGACACGAAGTTTTTGATGATTTAACAGAAGGCGACCAAAACACAGGTGTTGGTTCTTTAGCGTTAACTAAATTAACCACAGGTACAAATAATACGGGCATAGGAACTGTTGCACTTACTGCTTTAACAACAGGTAGTTATAATACAGCAGTAGGTGATAATTCTCTAGCAGCAACCACTACAGGTGATTTTAATGTTGGAATAGGTGCTAACGCTTTATTAAGCAACACAACAGCAAACAATAATGTTGCTGTAGGTACTGCTGCTTTAAAACTGAATACAACAGGAGATAGTAATACAGCCATGGGCAACAATGCCTTAGACGCTAATACTACTGGTGCTTCAAATACTGGTTTAGGTAAAGGTGCTTTAACTTCTAATACTACTGCATCTAACAACACAGCAGTAGGTAAAGAAGCTTTGAAAGCAAACACTACAGGTAATACAAATACAGCAGTTGGAGCTGAAGCTCTTGATGCTGTAGTATCTAATAATGATAATACTGCTGTTGGTTATAGAGCTTTAACTGCTAATACAACAGGTTCTAACACCGCAATGGGTTCAGAAGCTATGCAGTTTACTACAACTGGTGCTAATAATGTTGGTATAGGTGTACACGCTCTTAGAATGAATACTACAGGTCATAGTAATACTGCTGTAGGTACCAGCGCTGCAAAAACTAATACAGAAGGAAGAAATAATGTTTCTATTGGATACTATTCAATGGAAGATAATACAACAGGTAAAAATAATGTAGCAGTTGGACATGATGCTCTAAAAAATAATACTACCGCGGATAGTAATACAGCAGTTGGTAAAGATGCATTGGCTGCAAATACTACTGGAACAAGAAATACAGGTGTTGGTTCATTAGCACTAAGCTCAACTACAACTGGTGTTGATAATACTGCTGTAGGTGGCGGAACATCAGGAGTAGCTTTCGGAGCTTTACAATCTAATACAACTGGTTCTTATAATACTGCTATAGGAGGCGGCGGCGCGTTAGGTGGCAATACAACAGGTGACTACAATACAGCAATCGGTCATCAATCTTTATTAGATAATACTACTGGGACAAGAAATACAGCACTAGGTGCATTTACTTTAGACGCCAACTCAACTGGTAATCATAATACAGCAATAGGGTATGCAGTATTAACAGCAAATACTACTGCGCATAGAAATACAGCAGTAGGTTATGAAGCCATGTTAGCAAATACAACTGGTTACGATAATACAGCTGTAGGAAGAAGAGCTTTAGATGCAAATACTACAGGATATGCAAATACAATGATAGGAGAAAGTGCAGGAACTTCAATTACTACTGGTTATAGAAATACATCAGTAGGACAAAATTCAATGCTTTATTGTACAACTGGTTTAGAAAATACAGCAGTCGGGCAAAATGCTGCTCAAAATATAACTACTGGAGACTATAATGTTGCTGTAGGGCAAAATGCTTTAGCTAGTTGTAATACAGGAAACAGTAATATAGCCATTGGTGTAAACGCATTAGATGCTTTAACTGATGGAGGAGCTAATGTTGCAATCGGAATAGAAGCAGGAACAGATGTAACAGATGCAAATACTGGAGTATACGTTGGTTACAGAGCAGGAATGAATGTAACTGAAGGAAGTAATAATACTATTGTTGGACCTGATGCTGGTGTAGATGTAACAACTGCTGGTAATAGTGTATTGATTGGTCACGATGCAGGCTCAGACGCCTTGGGGTCAATCAGCACAACAAGTAACTATATTATGCTTGGTAATAATTCAATTACAAACTTTGAAGCAAAAGTTGGTTTGACTGTGGGTTCTGATGAAAGAGATAAAACAGATATAGAAACTTTACCTACTAGTGCCGGATTAAATTTTGTAAAACAAATGAGACCTGTTACTTATGTTTGGGATAATAGAGATAATTATTATCCACATACACACGAAAAATATGGGGAAAGAGACCACTCTAAAAAATCAACTACAAAACAAGTAGGATTTATAGCACAAGAAATAAAAGCAATAGAAGAGTCAATAGGTTGGACTGATGACCATGTAGTAAATACAAGAAATCCAGACTCTTATAAACTTATGTACGAACAGTTAACACCTATACTAGTCAAAGCAATACAAGAACAACAAGAAATAATAGAGGAACTAAAAGAAAACTCACACCCTTGCAAAGAGCTACACGAGTTTGATGCATACCCAGACTTAATAAAAAGAATAGAGGAATTGGAGAATAAATAATGGCAAAGACAACCACTCATGCAGATTATACAGCAACCGCACTTACATTAACAACTGCGGCACAGCCGAATATTACAAGTTTAGGTACTCTAACATCACTTATAGTAGATAACATAACTATTGATGGTTCTGTTATAACTGTAGGATCAGCTAATGATTTAACAATAGATGCAGTTGGTGATATTATATTTGATGCTGATGGCGGAGATGTTAAATTTAAAGATGCGGGAACGCATTGGGCTTCTGTATATACAAATGGAACAAATACTTACATACAGAATATGGTCAATTCTGGAGACCTTTATCTATCTGGTAAAGATGGAAGTGGAAA